TCACCCACGATTAACCAACAGCCAGACCAGCAGACACGCCACCACCGGCACAGCAAAATCCATCAGGCTTGCCACATCCCATGCGCGCGGATCAAAACCGCCCCACCACGGCATATTCATTCGCTTGCCATGCCCGAACATTTCAATCCAGCGATATTCTGCCTGGGTGTGTTCACGCGCAATGAAGAACGTACAACCGGCTATCGCACCGTAAGCCCAGTTTCCGGTAAAAAGGCCAATCAGTACCTGCGCAGCCACAGCACAAAGCGCATGAAGAAAAGGTGTTATATCCATTACTCCTCCTTTATCCGATATCGCTTCGGGAAGTTGATAACAACTTCAATTCTGACTCAAGTTCATCAACTCTTTCAGTCAGTTTCTGGATATGGTGAATCAGTGGAACAACCAGACGTTCGTACATTACACCTTCGGCAACAAGGCCATTGCTGGAAATAGCTTCAGGAGCATCATCTTCGTTAGCTGGTCGCCAGTGTACAAACTGAGGGGCAATTTCTCCTACTTCCTCGGCAATCAATCCGTAGAATCCCCAGTCATGCCTGTCATTTTCGCATTGCGACCTGTACCACACAGGGCGCATCCTGAAAATGAGAGCGGCGTGCTCTGAATCTATCGTCTCTACTGAATGTTTATAGCGAATAGACGATGTTGACCGCAGTACAGACGAAATTGCAGGGTCAGGATTAAGATAAAGGTTTGCCGCCGCTGTAGTCGTGCCCAAATTCCATAAATAAAACGCTTCACGGCCAGTCAGCGGGTAAAAATCTCCACCATAACGACCACTTTCCAGATCGTTCACTTCCACTTTGTTTTTCAGCTTATTATCAACTTCAGTTTTTGTGTATCTGGAGCTGATATCCTGCTTTGCACTGGTCATCTCAGTCTGAAGCGTTGATACTTTTCCGTTAATTGAGGAAATATCTCCCTTTAGCGTGGTGATGTCTCCCGGAATTACTGTTTTTGTAACCATTGTCTTACTCCATTAAGCCCATGTCCTTACATGCTGATCTGTCGTAATGAAAGGCATTAAAGAAGATATGTTTTTACTGCCATCAACAATCCTCATGTTTACGAAAAAACCACCGCGATCAATGCCTGTACATCTTTCGTTTTCTGGCTCCTCGTAATCAATAATGCAGCCAATAACATCAACAAGAACCCCGTTTTCTTCTTCAAGACTGAACAGGCCACTGTCATATACAATTGCGTTAAACTGTTCTCTGTTATCGAATCGTAATGTTATATCCCGCATTATACGTATTCCTTAAGCTGCGTATCTGACAATGCTCTGTTCCAGAAACGGAGGTTTTTTATATGACCATTAAGGTGTCGTAATCCTGTCGTCGTTTGTCCCCCGATACGAATCACAGCAGCTTCACGAATATATTTCCATACTGTTTTTGTTTCTGTGCTTATATGCTTATTTGCAAATGAGCATGTCATGCCGTCAGCCTTAACCCTGAATCCCATAACAAGATCTCTTACTCCGCATGACTCATATACACGCCGGTTAGCCCCGCCTATATCGCAATACGAATAACCGTCCTGACTAATAGTTCCAGAAGAACCAAACCCCATAATAAATGGGCCTCCGGACTGGTGATTTTCTGAATCAATGACACGCGGTGCCGCATTATGAGAAATAAACCAGTTTTTATGGACTTCCACCATGAACGTAAAAGGCATGGTATACATATTTTTCATCAGCGGAAATTTACATAAATCTGATGCACGAGTCGCTGGCTCAGTTGTCGTTATGATGAAGGAAGTTGCACAAGCACCATACTCGAATTGCGGGGTGGTTACTTCTATCCAGTCACCTGTTGCAAAAGACCCCACAGCTCTGTCGGCTGCAATTTGCAGCTGCGTACCAACCATTCCCCATTCTGGCAGACATTTCAGTGTTGCCTGAAAATATATCCATCCACTACCTGGATCGATTTCAAAGTTTGCTGTTAATAGCTGGGCATTGCCACCAGTAATTTGTAGTTCATGGGTCTGTAATGACAAATAGGCGTCGCAAAGGAAGGTGTATCCTTCCGAGTTATACCGTTCAAAACGGATACGTGCGCGAACATTGAGATCACTTCTTACCCTGAACGACGCGGTAACATACGGACCTTTACTGTACTGATCATCGCCAGTCACATCTATGCCTTTGTTACCAGCAACTGTGCATATATTTCGCCCTGTTGTCGTTCCTGCTATATCGCTTCCTACCGTGAAACGTCCATATTTAAACTCAAATTCATCTGTTGATGATGTTACAGATATACCACCGCTTTTATTCCAGGCATCAGGATTAAAACTATTTACGAACATGTTTGTTCGCTGATTCTCTATCAGCAAACCATATTTTTCAAAACGAGGAACGTTATTCCCTGCCACGGTAATATGCCCGGACTTATCAATATACGTTGCAGATGAAGCCCGGCTAAATTGGCATATGCCATTAACAGGCATTGTTATTTCATCACTGCCGATGGTTATTGTTTTATAGCCCGGGGCATACCCTGTTATCGCTTCCAGAGAATCATTCAAGGGTAGCCAGATATCAGGAAGCGGAGGGACAGAAGCAGGATCAGCGGCATCTTCTGCAATCCGGGCTGCATTCTCTGCTCTTGTTGCGGCTGACGTTGCTTCTGTCTCGCTGGCTGCTGCTTTTGTTTCACTCGTCTTTGCGTTAGTTTCACTGGTTTTTGCAGCTTTTTGGCTATTAGCTGCCGCTGTTGCAGAACCAGCTGCGGCACTCTCGCTTTGGGCTGCTGCATCCTGACTGTTTTTCGCCGCAGTTTCGCTGGCTTTGGCATTCGTTTCGCTGGTCTTCGCTGCCGTCTGGCTGGACTTTGCGTTAGTTTCGCTCGTCTTCGCGGCTTTCTGGCTGTTAGCCGCAGCAGTTGCTGATCCAGCTGCTGAAGTCGCAGAACCAGCTGCAGCACTCTCGCTTTCGGCTGCTGCATCCTGACTGCTTTTCGCCGCAGTTTCACTGGCTTTGGCATTCGTTTCGCTGGTTTTCGCTGCCGTCTGGCTGGACTTCGCGTTGGTTTCGCTCGTCTTTGCGGCTGTCTCGCTATTTTTCGCGTTGGTTTCTGATTTTTTGGCTGCTGTCGCGGAGTTTGCTGATGAAGTCTGTGAGGTCGCTGCCGCCTGTGCACTATTAGCTGCATTCGTTTCTGAGGTTTTCGCCGCGTTCTTCGATGATGCCGCTGCAGTTTCGGATTTCTTTGCCGCCGCTGCGCTCTGAGAGGCGGCTTCGGCGTTGCGTGCCGCTTCTTCCACCATTGCCTCAAAACGACGCAATGCCTCCGGCATGACATCATCTTCCGTCATGGCACCGAGAAAATCATTCAGCGTACCTGGTCTGGAGCCTTCATAGACGGTAATGGTCCCGGCATGTGAAGGCAGAAAACCTTCAACCAGCAGGATGACGCTGTACTGACCATACTCAACGTCCATGCTGTAACGCCCGGCTTCATCCGGATTTTCAGAAGCCACCGTGTTCACCAGTACCGTGGTGCTGTTACGCTTTGCCTTCAGTTGAATAGTGCAGTTCTGTATTGGTTTTCCCGCACCATCTTTCAGCACACCTGAGATTTTTACTGCTGCCATATCCACTCCACAAAAAAGCCCGCCTGAACCGGCGGGCTGTCATAACACTGTGTTACCTGGCTAATCAGAATTTATAACCGACACCCACGATGAAACCGTCAGTGCGCCAGTCACCACTGCCGGAGCCTTCATAAGCAATATCAATGGCCACGGATTCGGTCGGGTTAAACTGCACGCCAGCCCCCCACGCCAGAGACGTGTTGCTGTGGCGACCGTCATCACTTCCGGTCAGCACATCGTGCGTTTTCCCCTTGATGTCAGTTACGCGGAGATAATCCCCGGAAAAAGTCGAAACACGGCTGTAAGCCACACCTGCCATCGCATAAGCACTGAACCATTCATTCACGCGTACAGACGGCCCCGCCATCATGCTGAACCAGCGGTTACGCACTGAATCTTCATGCCAGCGGGTATCGCTGTAATGCGTTTTTTGCTCATCTTTGGCATTGGCATAACTGAATGACGTCACCAGCCCCAGCGTGTCCGTAAATTCATAACGGTATTTCACGTTAATGCCCTTCAGGTCATCGTTGCCGGGCATATCATTATGGGTCTGAAGATACCCGGCGCTTAGTGTGGACTGATGCTCTGCTGCGCTCGCTGGCGTACCAGCGACGACCAGCCAGACTACTGTGGACAGAATAACAGCACATAATTTACGCATAATTACCTCTCGCTTTTCTGCAATAAAAAAGGCGCCATTTCTGGCGCCCGTATCTGGGTTATAAAATTCAGCTAATCGTGATGCCTGCAGTGGCTTTCTTCATCACAACAACCAGCAAATCGCTGATACTTGCTGTGGGATACCAGCCATTTACCAGCCATGCTGACACCGAAAACTCCAGCGTCATGTGACCGTGACCGGCAGACATATCAATAACGCCACTGTAAATCAGCGTATTATCCAGCGCGGTACGGTTATAAATTTCAGCACCGTTTTTCCGCACTATCAGACGGCATGAGGAGTAAATATCAGTATGCTCTCTCTCATGTTTAGCGCCGCTGAATGCCACCGCCGGAATAACAATCTGTCGGTCAAACGGCTGATCGTCATAAATCCTGACGGTAATGGTCCCTGATGGCCACCGTTCCGGTGCACGGGAGTCCCGGGGGAAAGCTTTACCCACTGTTTTAACGAGATCGCCTTCAATCTGGTTCGCGGACAGTTTTCCCAGAACCCGGCAGTTCTCGTTAATCGTGACGTTGTTGAGCGTCCCGGAGTTCGCATTCACGTTACCGCTGATATCGGCATTTTTCGCCGTCAGCCGCCCGTCCGGTGTCAGGGAAAATGCCGGAGGATTACCGCCGCTGGTAATGGTGGGAGCCGTCAGATATTTCAGGAACACTTCGTTCATGAATATCTGATCGCCCTGACCAACAAACATCGGCTTTGTGTTGCCATTCGCAGGATTAATCATCGCAATCCTGTCCGCCGCCAGCAGCACCTGACTCTGCATACCGTCAGGAGTATTCTCAATACCGGCACCAATACCCGCGATATAAAGGCGTCCGTCCTGCATCTGCTGCAGCTTCACAGCCCACATGCTGTTCAGGTTATTATTTGTATCAACCTGAACCTTCTGTATCTGCTGGATCGCTGCACTCTGGTCTTCCAGTTTCTTATTGACGGTCTGCGTGATTTCATTGCTGACATCCGTAATGGACGTCCTGATTTCAGCCAGGTCAGGCGCAAGCTGACCGTTATCAATCTGCGCCCACAACTCCTGAGCCAGATGGGTTTTCCCTATCTCTCCTTTGAAAAAATCCAGATAGCCGGATGCATCATCACTCGGCTGGCCAACAGCCTCCACAAATGCCGATTTGCCAACGGTGTTCACACTGCGAATGTAAAAATAATAATCATGGCCCGGTTTGATATTGATACTGGCGGCTATCCAGTACAGCGCCGTACCAAGATAGCGGGCTGTGGTTTCAACCTGCCTGATATCGGTAATCCGCTTTTCCGAGAACCAGAACTCAAACTGTACCGTCGGATCATAAATCGCAAGATGCGGCGTGGCGGTTATCTGAAAATAGCCCGGCGTCAGCTCAATCCGCGACGGTGCTGCCGGTGCGGCAATCCGGAACGATACCGATGCCGGATCGCCCTGCTGTCCCCGGGTATTTACCGCCCGGACCGTCAGCGTGTAACGCCCCAGCGCCAGTTGCGTGAAGCGGTATGTGGTTTCCGTCGTCCGGGCCGTGCTGACCAGCCGCTCACTGCCGTCGTCTGCTGCCACAGTCAGGCGAAGCATAAAGCTCACACCCTTCACCACCTTCGGCGTGTCCCATCGCGCCAGCACCTGATATTCCCCGCTGTCTGCGGTGACTTCGGCGGTCAGATGCTGCACTGCTGGCGGCGTGACACCATTCACCGTGCCGCTCTGGTCACCGTCAAAGTGCGCCCCGTTATCCACGATGGCTTCTTTCTCCGGTACATGCTGCACGGCAGTGATGGCATACGTGCCGTCGTCGTTCTCACGGATACTCACACAGCGGAACAGGCGCTGGCGTAGCGTCGGCAGCTTCAGCCCCCACACGCTGTATTCAGCAACACCATCAGGAACACGGCTCACTTTCACCTTCACGCCGTCGGTGACGGACTGAACCTCCACGCTGACCGGATTCCCACTTCCGTCAACCAGGCTTATCAGTGTGGTACCGGAGGATGGCAGCGTGATTTCACGGTCGAGCGTCAGCGTCCGGGTCTGGCTGTTCACCGCCAGCACGCGACCACCGGTGCTGATACCGGCATAGTCATCATCACAGATTTCAATAACATCACCCGGCACATGGCGAAGCCCTTCGGCACCCACGCTGAAATCCACGGTCTGCGTCTCCAGCAGCTCCGTTTTAATCAGCCACAGCCCGGCGCGGTGTGCCTGCCCCCGGCTGGTACAGCCAAAGGCATCCATCTTCGTGACGTTACGACCGTAACGGAGAATGGCCTGCGTGTCCTCCACAAGCTCTGTCGCCGTCTCCCAGCCGTTATCCGGGTCAATCCAGTTCACCTCAACGGCATTATGGCGGTCCTTCAGGGCGCTGAAGCTGTAGCGGAACGGCGCGCCATCATCCGGCATCACCACATTACTGCGGTTATAGGTCCACACCTTATCTGATGGTCGGTCCTGCACGAACGTCAGCGTCTGCCCGTTCCATACCGGCATACAGCGCATCGCCGAGCAGAAATCACTGAGCACATCCCACGCCTTGCGCTGTGTGGTCAGGTACGCATTACAGGTAATGCGCGGCTCCGTGCCGCCAAAGCCGTCCGGCACCGACTGGTCGCAGTACTGGCCGATGACATACAGCGCCCATTTATCCACATCCGCCGCACCAAGACGTTTCCCCATGCCGTAGCGCGGATGGGTCAGCATATCCCACAGACACCAGGCCATGTTGTTGCTGTATGCCGGTTTAAACGTTCCGTCCCAGATACCGCTGTATTGTCGCGTCTGCGGGTTATAGTTCGACGGCACCTGCAGAATGCGCCCGCGAAGATGATAATTACGACTCACCTGCTGGCTGCCGAACTGCTCCGAGTCCACCTGTACGCCGACCAGTGCCGTGTTCGGGTAGCACTGTTTCACATCGATGATTTCGGTGTATGACGACCAGAGCGTTTTGTTCTGCAGCTGGTCTGTAGTGCTGTCCGGCGTCATCCTGCGCATCCGGATATTAAACGGGCGCGGCGGCAGGTTATCCACCACCACCGAGACCAGATACTGTGAGGTGGTTTTGCCCTTAATGGTGATGTCTTTTTCCGTCACCCAGCCACCATTACGCTGTATCTGAACCAGCAGGCGGACTTCCGACGGATTCCTGTCACCCTTTGAGGTGGTTTCCACCAGTGCCTGCACACCGAAGGTAAAGCGCAGACGGTCGATGTTTGCCGACGTGATGGTGCGGGTGATCGGCGTGTCGTATTTCACTTCCGTACCCAGCACCGTCTCGGAGCCGGAGGATTCAAACCCCTCCGGCGGTGTCTGCTCCTGCTCACCTGCCCGGAACACCACCGTGACGCCGGAGATATTGGTATTCCCCTCACTGTCCAGCACTGGCGTACTGTTCAGCAGCACACTTTTTAATCCGTCCACCGGACCTTCAACCGGCCCTTCACTGATGGCGTCTATCACGCTCAGCATCTGGGATGATTTCAGGTTGTCCTTCGCTTCGCGCGGGGTATGCCCCTTACTGCTGCCTTTACCCATTCGTCATGATCCATAAACGATAAAACCGCCCGGAGGCGGTTTCACATAAAACATTTTGCATCAGCGACCAATCACCACAACCTGACCACCATCCCCTTCGTCTGCCGTGCTGATCTCCTGAGAAATCACGCGTGACCCCACGCGCATTTCACCGTACAGAACAGGCAGAACATTGCCCTGGGCAACCATGTTATCCAGTGAGGAGAAATAGGTGTTCTGCTTACCGTTATCCGTTGTCTGTGTACGGGGAGTTCTGGCTTTCGGTGCCAGCATCTGCGCCACACCACCGAGCACCATACTGGCACCGAGAGAAAACAGGATGCCGGTCATACCACCGGCCCCAATGGCTGCCCCCCATGCTGCAAGGGTGGCTCCGGCGGTAAAGAATGATCCGGCAATGGCGGCAGCCCCCAGGACAATCTGGAATACACCACCTGACTTGGCCCCGGCGACTCTGGGAACAATATGAATCACAGCGCCATCAGGCAGAGTCTCATGTAACTGCGCCGTTAATCCGGACGTGCTGACGTCCCGCCCGGCAATCCGTACCTGATACCAGCCGTTGCTCAGTTTCTGACGAAACGCCGGGAGCTGTGTGGCCAGTACGCGGATGGCTTCAGCCCCCGTTTTCACACGAAGGTCGATGCGGCGGCCAAATCGTTGCAAATCCCCGTAAAGGCAGATGCGCGCCATGCCCGGTGACGCCAGAGGGAGTGTGTGCGTCGCTGCCATTTGTCGGTATACCTCTCTCGTTTACTCAGTTGTTCAGGAATATGGTGCAGCATCTCGCCGTCACCACAGTAAATAGCGGCATGATTCGGCACCGATGAACCAAAGCAGCACAGCAGCACATCGCCCGGCTGCGCCTCTGTCAGTGCGACACGGTAAAAACCAGTCGCCTCCATATTGTCAAGATAGAGATTCTGAGCGTGACGCCACCAGTCATCCCCGCGATGAAAATCCGGCATCTCAATTCCCGCCAGATGGTAAGCATCCCGGAACAGCGTGTAACAGTCCGTCACCCCGTGCTCAAAGCACCGCCCGGTAAGATGCGGCACACAGCGGAACTTGTGAATCGCCCCCCGGCAGACCAGCCACCACGGCAAATCACTCTGCACCTGCAGCCGCCGGTCGGCCTTACTCAGCCAGGGCAGACCACCGGGGTGACTGTGGACCAGCGCCACAATCTCACCCTGCATTTCTGCCTGCAGCCAGTCCTCCGGAGCCATCCGGAAATAATCCTCCGGCTCACCGGAAATATTCACGCAGGGAAAATATCTTTCCCCCTCCGGCGCTCTCACCACGAAGCCGCACGACTCCGCTGGCGCACATCGCCGGGCGTGCGCCAGAATCGCTGATTCTGTCTCTGTCATGGGATTACTGCGAAAGTTTGTTAATGGAAAGGAAGCCGCCAAAGTTACCGACGTTATTGCGAAACGTACAGCCGCTCAGGCATTTGCTGCATTTATCCTTCGTGATATCGGACGTCGGCTGGTCATATTCATCCGCGACCGCCGGACCGCTATAACCGCACTCATCGCCGCGATAGGTCCAGGTGCAGGTGTTGGCCAGCATGATACGCCCCGGAAAAACAGAGCCATCCGTTTCCGTCGGTGTGGACAGTACAAAAGAGGCACTGACCGCGCTCAGTTCGCTGCACTGCTCAATGCGCCAGCGGCTGATCACCTCCTGCTCCGGATCGGCGTCTCTGTTTCCGTTGACGAAGTTCACCGCATCCAGAAAACGGGCGTAAACCTTACGCCGGACCACCGTTCCGCCGACCAGACTCTGCAGATCTTCCGCCATCCCGGTGACCATACCGTACAGGTTAGAAACCGTCAGCGTGGGCCGCGTACTGGTGCCTTTGCCATTCAGTTCAAAACCGCTCCCCTGAATGGGATACGCCTGATACTGCCTCCCCTGCCAGGTGACCGGCTCACCTTTTTCGTTCTGCTCATTACAGAAAAAATAACGTTCTCCACCGACCTCTGTCAGATCGATTTCCCAGAGCACCACGCTGGCCGACTGCTCCGCACGGGTGCATTCATTCAGTGTTTCCTGCCGGATATCCTGCATCAGTTCACCACCTGTTCAAACTCTGCGCTGAACTCAACACGCAGCATACTGACCCGCGACGACCATTTTGCGCAGGTCACCTTTATCTGCCGCCACTCATAAGGCGGCGTCCACAGAAAGGCTTTCCAGCCCCCGTGCTCTTCCAGAAACGACTCCAGTACCGTGGCCTCCTCACGGGGGACAGAAAGCGTCACGCTGTACGTTTTCAGGTTGGCATTCAGCCCGGCAGGCGCTCGCTGGGAATAGCCATCACCAAAGCGCACCTTTCTTACAGAAGGGGCCGAAGCCACATCCATACCGGGTTTCACTTTCCAGCGGAAGGTTTTCATCGTCCACCTCCGGAGAACAGACCACCATCACGCATCTGCCCGGTCACAACATCCATTGCCGCCTTACGGGCTACGTCATAAACCGCCTTCAGCGCCTGTGGCCCTATCTGACCGTTCGTGCCGTCGTTGTTAATCACCACATGGTTATTCTGCTCAAACTTCCCGGACGCCTGCGACCGACTGTCCGCCATGCTGCCCGGTGTACCGACATAACCGCCGGTGGCATAGCCGCGCATCAGCCGGTAAAGATTCCCCACGCCAATCCGGCTGGTTGCCTCCTTCGTAAAGACAAACTCACCACGGTGAACAATCCCCGCTGGCTCATATTTGCCGCCGGTTCCCGTAAATCCTCCGGTTGCAAAATGGAATTTCGCCGCAGCGGCCTGAATGGCTGTACCGCCTGACGCGGATGCGCCGCCACCAACAGCCCCGCCAATGGCGCTGCCGATACTCCCGACAATCCCCACCATTGCCTGCTTAAGCAGAATTTCTGTCATCATGGACAGCACGGAACGGGTGAAGCTGCGCCAGTTCTGCTCACTGCCGGTCAGCATCGCCGCCATATTCTGTGCAATACCATCAAAGGTCTGCGTGGCTGCACTTTTTACCTGCGACATACTGTCCGTGGCGCTCTCTTCCCACTCACTCCAGCCGGACTTCAGGCCTGCCATCCAGCTCCCGCGAAGCTGGTCTTCAGCCGCCCAGGTCTTTTTCTGCTCTGACATGACGTTATTCAGCGCCAGCGGATTATCGCCATACTGTTCCTTCAGGCGCTGTTCCGTGGCTTCCCGTTCTGCCTGCCGGTCAGTCAGCCCCCGGCTTTTCGCATCAATGGCGGCCCGTTTTGCCCGTTGCTGCTGTGCGAATTTATCCGCCTGCTGCGCCAGCGCGTTCAGGCGCTCCTGATACGTAACCTTGTCGCCAAGTGCAGCCAGCTGGCGTTTGTACTCCAGCGTCTCATCTTTATGCGCCAGCAGGGATTTCTCCTGTGCAGACAGCTGGCGACGTTGCGCCGCCTCCTCCAGTACCGCGAACTGACTCTCCGCCTTCCACAAATCCCGGCGCTGCTGGCTGATTTTCTCATTTGCTCCGGCATGCTTCTCCAGCGTCCGGAGTTCTGCCTGAAGCGTCAGCAGGGCAGCATGAGCACTGTCTTCCTGACGATCGCCCGCAGACCCCCTCACGCCGGACTGTTTCGGCTTTTTCAGCGCCGATTCATAATCCTTTTTCGCCGCTGCCATCAGCGTGTTGTAATCTGCCTGCAGGATTTTCCCGTCTTTCAGTGCCTTGTTCAGTTCTTCCTGACGGGCGGTATATTTCTCCAGCGGCGTCTGCAGCCGTTCGTAAGCCTTCTGCGCCTCTTCGGTATATTTCAGCCGTGACGCTTCGGTATCGCTCTGCTGCTGCGCATTTTTGTCCTGTTGACTCTGCTGTTCAGCCTTCTTTCTGGCGGCTTCAAGCGCAAGACGGGCCTTTTCACGATCATCCCAGTAACGCGCCCGCGCTTCATCGTTAACAAAATAATCATCCTTGCGCAGATTCCAGATGTCGTCCGCTTTCTTAAACGCAGCCTCTGCCTTAATCAGCATCTCCTGAGCGGTATCAGGACGACCAATATCCAGTACCGCATCCCACATGGATTTGAATGCCCGTGCTGTCCTGTCTGCCCAGGTCTCCAGCGTGCCCATGTTCTCTTTCAGGCGGCGGGTCTGGTCATCAAACCCTTTCGTTGCGGCCTCGTTCGCTGCCTGCAATGCCCCGGCTTCATCGCCGGAACGCTGCAACTGAGCAACATACGCAATCTGCTCCGCCGTCACGTTATGGAACTGACGCGCCATCGCTGTCAGCCCCGACGTCGGGTCTGTGGTCAGCTTCCCGAAGGCTTCAGCGACCTTGTCCACCTCCACGCCGGATGCAGAGGAGAAACGCGCCACACTCTGGCTGATCGCCTCAAACTGCTCACCACCACGCACACCGGCATTCACCAGCGCCGTCAGTGACTCGCTGGTCTGGTTAAACGTCAGCCCTGCCGCCTGCCCGGCTCTGGACAGGACCAGCATACGATCTGCCGTCAGACCCGCCTGATTGCCGGAAAGGACCAGCGTTTTGTTGAAATCGGACAGGGTTGAGTTGCCCTGATACCAGGCATACGCCAGCGCACCGGTCGCCACCGCCAGCGAGGTGGCCCCCACCATCGGCAGGGTGATCGCGCCGGCAAGCCCCCTGAACATGGGGATCATCCCGCCGAAGGAGTCCTTCACCTGACCACCCTGTTGCAGCAGGATCAGCCACGGGCTTTGCCCGCCTGCAAGCTGCGTGGCCACGTCGGTGAACTGTGCAGGCAGCATACGCATGGCGGCTTTATACTGCCCGACGGAAATCCCCGCTTTCTGTGCAGCCAGTGCCTGTCGGCTCAGCGACTGTTCAACGACTGCCGCTGTTTTTTTCGCATCACTTTCCGTACCGGAAAAATGACGCCTGACTCTGGCCATCTGCTCGTCAAATCTGGCCGCATCCAGACTTAAATCAACGACCAGATCGCCTACCGGTTCAGCCAT